ACATAAGTATCGTAATATGATAGGGTGTACTTTTGTCTATCTGTCTCTTTTACACGACCCATAATAGCAGAAATCCATCCCTCAAAGAACCTGTGTTCTAGATGATTAGGACTACATACAAAGGAAATTGCTACCGTGTCTACAATCAAATCATTTGCAACTTTAAATACTGGTCCGAATCGTCTTGCCTCAATAGTACCTAGAGACTTACCAGGTAGAGTCACACTTTTCGCACGATACGCCAAGTCGTTTGTAGTGATTGATTTCTCTGTTCCGTGGTAGAAAGCCACACCCGCTGGCTTGGTTATCTGTACAGAATATAAATTCGTTCGGGCATAGTCGCCACGTTCTTTCATTTGCTGATTAAATTCTTTTACGTTCATTTATTTGCCCCAAACTGATTTAGCAGAAGCGCCAACAAATTTCTGATATGGGAGATATATAACATTTTCCCATTCATTCGCTGGTGCCTCTAAAAGACTTGTCTTTACGTGCCCATATAAGTATTTATGTATCATCTTCTCGGCCCCGTTAATGTTTCTCACAGCATCCCAACTCAATTTAAAATGAGCCTTATCAGACATACTATCTGTATCGCCCTTTTCACTAGCAAATTTCATTATTTTAGATAGAAATTTCGCACGTTCTACAGGAGATAGATAGTGAAAATTGAGTCCTATGAAGCCATCCTTATATACATCTAATACTACAATGAGAGGGAATCTATCCCAGTATGGTAGTGTTTTCTTATGTTTTGCATCATATCCGAATGTGAACATTCGTCCTGGCTTGAGAACTGCACGTTTCTTCATACCCTTAGCGGATTCACCAACTTTAGTCTTAAACCAAGCGGCACTCCTCTTAGCCTTAGTTGCCTTAGAGCCTCGTTTAGGAGTTTGTGCTAATGTGTTTAACTCTGCACCAATTGCCTTACGAGCCATCTGACTTGTCTTACCAGACTTAGGATTTATCTTACCCCATTGCTTACCGAGATAACGATATTTCTGCCCATCACTAGCGACCTTCTCAGTCCCTACAGCGATTTGAATTAGTTTCTTTGCGACTGCTATTGCCATATTACCTTACCAGATGGTCCTCAGTGAGTATTTTAAATTCCCATTTTCTGTCTTCACAAAATTCTCTAGCCTTATCCCACTTTGCTTCATTTACTTTCCACGTTTTTAACTCTCTCAAGTACCTGTACTTGCTTTTCGCTGTCTTGCCCATCTTNGGTGCTTGACACTGTCCCTTTGGTTTAACTTCTATTATTATATTACTTATCTTTCCATCTTCACTTAATGATTGAATCCAAAAGTCTGGGAAGTACCTATGAACTTTACCATCAACTGGGCTTACGTATGGAATTACGAGTTCTTCGCTATTCCACTTAATTACCTTCTTGCTCGTATCAGCGTATACCATAAATCGTCTTTCCCACGATGACCGATATACTACGTTATCAACTGCACCAACGTACTTTGAGCGATTCTTAACTTTGTACTTACCTTTATGTGCCATTACTATTATTTATATAAATAGTTCAAAGAGTATCTTTCTAGAGGAAATCGACAATGAATTTAAAGATGGAGTATGAATTATGGAAATAAATGGTTTGAGTGGAGGAGCAATGGGACCAGAAGCAGTTCTCTCGCCATCCACAAAACGGCCCCAAGGCGCAGTCCCATTTAAATTCCCTTTAGAACCTATTAGTGCTGGCAACTTCTGGACAAAAATCACAGTGAGTTCTTGGGCCCCAAAAGGGGTTACTGCAGGAGTTAAGGGACAAAATCACTCATTGGCAGGATATCATCTAGCAGACATTTGGTTGCCAATGCCACTGACACTTGGAACTGGATATAATCAGAACTTCTCTGAAGCAGGAGATATGATGGTCAATAGAGCGATTGGCTCTGGTGATGGTGTCGTTGGCGCACTTGAAGCCGCACTTGGTACTGCTAAAGCCACAGGTGCTCAAGCAGGAAAAGAAGTAGTCAATGTTGTTGAAAACTTAGGTGTTTCAATGAACGCTTCCGCTAAGATGAGTCACGCTTCTGTAATCAATCAGAATCAAGGATTAGTGTACGATGGTGCTACATTACGTAGCCACACATTATCTTGGAGAATGACGCCAAAAAATGAAGACGAGCAAACGGCTATCACTGAAATTGTAAACGTATTGAAAGCATACGCAAGTCCAGCCGTTGCAGGGTTTTGGGGTGGTAAAGACACTACAGAGGAGGCAGCCGCTAAGGCTAAGGCTAAGAAAGACTCTCTCCAGAAGGCAAGTGGTGATAATAAAGAAATATTCAGAAAGATGGGCAGGCTATCAATACCCCCTACTGTCGCAGTTGAATTCTGGTATAAGGATGATATTAATCCTTTCTTATTTAAAATTAAAGATTCGTTCATATTGAGTGTTGAAGTGAATTATACTCCAACAGGAACGTGGAATGCTTATGAAGATGGTGCACCTGTTGAAACACAACTGACACTCAACATAAAAGAAAATTCAATAGTGACACACGAAGAAATAGAGGGAGGTTACTAATGTCAAAATATACACATATGCTCCCTAAGTTACAGTATAATGGAGTTACTATAGCAGACATTACTCATAGAATTGATATGCTCAAGGAAGTATCAAAATTCCAAGCAATGTACTATGAGATACGAATTTCAGAAGAAATGACTCCTGAGAAGGTAGCAGAGGACGTGTATGGTGACCAAGATTTGTGGTGGGTTGTATGCACAATCAACAAAGTCATTGACCCATTCTATGATTGGGTTAAACGTGAACACGAGGTATATCGATATACTGATTTAGCATATGCCAATAGGTATGATATTCATCACTATGAAGACCAAAATTACGTACAGTATCCCACTGACAGTCCTGAGAACGATAGAGTACCAATTACTAATTTAGACTGGGAAATTTATAAAAACGATAAACTAAGGAGTATAATGCTTCTCAAACCAGAACACATTCCAAAGGTTGTAGAGGAATTTAAGAGTTGGATGAGAAACACTAAACCTCAAGTACAGGAATAATATATTATGGCAGAGAAGAAGTTTAATACACTTAATCCGAAAGCAACATCTGAATGGAACTGTAAGTTCACTAGCATAATGGGAGACAGTACAGAATTGGCTGGTATTATAGACCAACTGTCTATCTATGAGTCCATATTCACTAATGCAATGCACGGTATCATACAAATCCACGATGGTGTTGGATTTGTAGAAGCAAATGGTATTATTGGTAGTGGTGAAGAGAAAGTCCACTTTGAGATAGACACATCTATGTCCACTGATGCGTTGGGAAAGACTGCTAACCTAGAAAAAGAATTTGCGGTTAGTTACGTAACAGCGGGTCAACGCACTGAGAAACATACTGCCTATCAGATAGGCATTGTATCGCCATATGTTATCGCTAACAATAAGAAGAAAATCAGTAGGTCATTTACAAAATCGACTGCTTCTGATATAGTACAATATGTAAGCGACAAGGTTCTTATGTTCGGCACACTAGGTGGTGATGCAAAGGAATGGACTACGTGTAAAATAACTCCATCGAAACATCCTAAAGAGATAGTCGTACCTAATTGGAATCCATTTCATCTAATCAATTTTCTTGCTAAGAACTCTGTATCCGCTGAGGGCGAATCCAACTATCTATTCTTTGAGAACAACGAGGGATTCAAATTCGTTACGCTTGATGAGTTGCTAAAGGGTAAGTCTAAGAGGGAAATGATACTGAAAGATAACCCACTAAAATCTTCTCAGAGTGGTGATAGCGAGATAAATGTCAATGACGCTATTATGGAAGACTATAGCGAAACACAACGATTCAATATCCCTAACAGTCAAATCAACGGACACTACGGTAGTTCCATATTGACACATAACATCCTCGAAAAGAAACTAACTAAATATGAAGTAGAGTATGATGGGGAAAAAGATAAGGTTCTAGCAGAGGGTATTGGTCTGAACGGTACTCCAGGCAAACCATTTAAAGATTTCAACGTAGACCAACACACAGGACTTATGAGTGACAATTATTTGTATCAAATACACGATAAGGGCGAGAAGAGCCACTATCCTCTGCACGATATGAAGATGTCCCAACTACGAACAAACATTGTTAAATTCAGTATGGCAGGAGACACGAACATATTTGCAGGTGATGTTATTACACTAAAGATTGCCTCTAGTATAAGGGATGAAACTGTCACTGAAGAAGAAGACCAGTATTCAACTGGTAAGTGGCTAATCACAGCCATACATCACAAGATTAATAATCACGAGTACACAATGACTCTTGAATGTATGAAAGACGGGTTCTTTACAGACCCAGAGATAACAATACCAGCGAGGGGTTAATATTATGCAGTTTATGGGATTTGATGGATTTATTTGGTTTACGGGTGTCGTAGAAGACAGACGTGACCCTATGAAATTAGGACGTATGAAGGTACGTATCGCTGGACTACACACAGATAAAACAGTTCAAGCAATCGATACAGGTATACCTACAG